CACTCGCCCCAGCATTGCGCTGGTCAATCACCATGTTCCCATTAATCAGACGATTTTTGAAGCCAAAGCCTGATGCAGCAGTAGTCTGTGCGCTACCGTCGTTAAACGTCAATCCGTTAGTACCGTTAATTGAGACTGACATTATTTAGCCTCCAACTGTTCATCAGTAGGACGAGTCAATGTAGGATGCTCCCACTTGGCTATGTAGTCACCACGACCATCAGAATCGTTTTGCAAGGTAATGCTAGTCAGGAAGTCACGGTCTGTGAGTTCAGGATATAAAGCCACGATTTTGTCGTATAAAGTCATTATGCAGCCTTCACCATTGAGGCTTGGAAATAAGTCTGATCGGATGAAACATATGTGCTTTGTGTACTGCTGAAATATGCGTAAAGCTCTATGTAGTCAGTTGTTCCGTTCATATACACAAGAGAAGACCCGCTAGTTGCTTCCCCAGCAGAATTTGCTATGGCTGTTCCTCTTTTCCAAGGACTTCCATTTTTATAGAAAGAAACAACAACAACAGTCATAATTGCATTGACTGTTACTCTACCATTTACTTGATAATATCCAGCGACAGTTGGGGTAAACCTATAAGTTGATGTGTCGAAGTTTGAGTTTGTATCCCATTCTTCAGTGTTAATTTGCAACTTTGTCCATACTCCAGCCGAAAGGCTTTGAGATGACCCAGCATAAGCACTAAATGAAGGCCCAGTACCAGCAAAAGTAGATGCCGTAGTAATTACAGTACCCGTGTTATCAGGCAAAGTCAGCGTTCTATTAGAAGCAGTCGTAGGCTCCTGAAGCGTTACGCTACCACCACTTGTGCTGTTTAGTTTAAGCGGCATAGTTAAACCTTTGGATATTTTGTCTTAACCGCATCAATCGCAGCTTTCCATGCGTCATAGCCACCGTGATACAGCAAGTCAAACTGGTCAGCGAACGATGGATATTCCGCTGCTCGTTGACGCTGGTATTCTGTCTTTGCAACTTCAGCATCAATAAGCGCAGTGTCGTACTCAACCACGTTATTTTCAGCGTCATAAGCCACATCGCCACGAATGGTTACAACTTGTGGGTATAACTTAAAGATAAAATCAACACGATTCATCCTGCTATCTCCATAAGAGTAATTGAAGATGTGCAACTATCGTATTGTGTATATACAGTCCCACCATCAAAGCCTTTGTATTGCGTCTTATACGTTGTTGAGGATGTTGTTGACGGAGAATCTAAATAACAAACTCCAGTACCGCCAACAATATTTATAAGGCTTGATGCGGTATAGGCCGAACCAAGTTCAAACTGAGTAAGCTGAGTTGAGCCTCTTAATAAATTTATTGCAATTCTGTACCCGCCTCCACCAGCAACTTTACCTATTCCTGTTTGATGAACAATAACTAAAATTTTACTTGACGAACTTGATGGTGTAATAGAAGCCGTTAACCCTGTATCAACATAAGATGTTGATGTTGTTGAGCTTTGTGTTGAGTAGGTTGCGTTAACTACTTGCAATACTGCACCAACACCAAAGTTAGCACGAGCAGCACCAGACGCTAAATCAGCAGCAGTAACCGTAGCATCAGGCAAACCACCTGCCGCTAGTCCTGTAATCGTCCCATCTCCGCTTAATGTCATTGGCATCTTATTGCCTCATCCAATTATCTGATCCAGCATTTACATTCGTCCAAGTATTTGATCCAGCAGGAACATTAGTCCATGTGTCCGAACTTGTAACTACATTTGTCCATCCATCAACACTTATTGCACTTGTAGTCCAGAGATTAGATGTCGGAGCTACGTCTGACCACTCCTCACCAATTATCTGACCATTTGCACTAATTATTGCCAGAGCATTAACATACGCTACACCTGACAATATTGCACTTGCATCACATACAACCGTTGCTACTCCATTAACTGATGCTATTCCTTCATAAACAACACCACCAATCGCAGTAACAGTCGCAGTTCCGGTAATTGATCCTGTTGCTAATCTATACCGTATTCCGTCAGCCGTAACAGTCGCAGTACCTGTTATAGCCGCACTTCCAAATCTATCTACCTGCCCTACTGCTGTAACCGTAGCCGTTGCGTTTATTGCACCTGAAGCACTATAAATCGCTACGCCAGCCGCTGTTACTGTAGTTAAACCAGTTACATTAGCGACACCATAATTTAACTTGCCGCCGTTCGCTGTAACCGTTGCTGTACCGTTAATTGATCCAGCCGCTACCCTTACTCTAATCCCTGCTGCACTTACTGTTGCTACGCCATCAATACTCGCAGCGCCAAATAACGTCGATCCACCTAATGACGAAAACGGAGATTGAGCAAATGTGCTAATCCCAAACATTTAAACGATAGTCCACGTTGCGCCAGAAGGCACAGTAACCGTCACCCCACTAGCTATAGTTGCATTCTTACCACTAATACCGTCGTATCCACTAGGGAACGTCATACTCGTACTAATTGTCTGATTGCTCAGGAAAATACCGTTAGACGCAGCCAAATGCTTTTCATAAGCAACATCGTCAGCATCTCCGTAAACTGCTTTAGACGCAGGATACGTTACGAATACGTCCTTGCTATTCGATGAGAAGTTAATAGCCGATGTCGTGCCTGAGCTATTTGACAGGATCGTATTCCTTGCCAGCGTAGTACCGCTAGACGTATACGTACCAATACCAACTTCCCATGTACCAGCATTAGAATCAACAATAGCGTAGTACGTAGTATTACCATTGCCAATGTCTGCAAATGACCGAAAGCCAGCACTAGCGCCAGCTAAAGTCAGAGTACCTGTACCAGAAGTTGTACTTGTCTCTTTAATCCGATCAGCTACGACAAGAGCCATGATTTAACCTTATGACAGCGTTACAGACAACGAACCACTTGCAATCTTGAAAATATCACCGCTATCAATCGTCTTAGAAGTGTCCAGAGCAGTGTGATACAGCAAATTACCGCTAGTAGAAGCATCCAAGATACCGATATAGGCTACGGTTCCCCATGATCCTGTGGCTTGCGGGAACTCAACCGCAGCACTATTGGTACTAACGCCATTGCTGGGCGAACCAAAAGTAACAGCAGTCCGAGCATAAGAACCACCAGAAACTTCTGTACCAGTATTAGCATCGGTAGGATCGCTCGTGTAAAGACCAACGTAAACAGTCGTAGGACTTGTGTAGCTGGTGTTACGGAGAGTAGCGTTAATTAGCGCGTTCTCAAGATAATTTGACATCTCTGCCATGATTTACCTCACGTTATAAGACATTGACATAGGCTGACCGCTGTACTCACTAGACTGGTCAGATGTATTGATTGCAGTGATTGCACGTTCATACAGAGCAGCCCAAGTCTGAATCCTTGCATCATTCATCAGATACGGCTCTGCCTCAGCCAAAGACGCATACAGCAGCGCATCAGGATAATTCGCAAGGAATACGTTAGAAGCAGTGCTGTCACTCAATACGGTAGGCTTACCGTAGTACAGCATTTGCAGTGTGTATGATGTGTCTGGAATCGGGGCTAACTGCATCTCAGAGCCAAGCACCGTGTAATCTACAGGCTTACCACTCTCAGTAGCCCTAGAAGTCTCATAGAAGCTGTTAGGAGCCTTGTAGCGCAGGGTTGTAACTGGAGTCGTATTGAGATGAATATCACGCATCTCTAGGAAGTCTGTCGGTAGTCCAACAGTCGAATCACCGCTAGTCGTTGAAGCCGTAGCCACAACCAGCATCTGACGGGTTCTAATATCTCGCTGTAACCGTGTCTCAGCTAGTCGGATAAAGTCAGGGATAACCGACGTTAGATCGCTACGAGCAAGGTAATTTGCTATCGTAGTCTTGAGTTCCGAATAGCTAGTAAACGCCATGTTATTCCTCTAATTGCTCAAAATCTTTCCAGCCATACTCGTAAGTGCCAATGTGCTTGATGTGCATTGATAACTCGTGGTCTACATACGTCTGAAAGCCCTCAGAACCGGCCTTAACGCAAAAATAAACGTCTTCCCCACATACACCACTACTGCCCCATCCAGCGTCAAACCACGGCCTACCAGTCTTCTCAAACACCTCTTTGCGGATTAGAACAGCACCAAAGCCAACCGCTGTTACTTCCTCAATCCCTTGCTTGCCACGAGAGTCTATGTTCTCCCATTTATGCACCAAGGTTTCACCATCCATGTACTTCGTCATCAACTTAGCCGTAGGTGTTACAGGCTTGCGTCTTGTCGTAGCATTCACTCCAACAATCGGCACATCACGACTTAGCAGAATTGTAATTATGTCAGGCGGGAATCTCATGTCACTGTCGATAAACAAGACAGCATCACAGCCTTCCTTTAACGCAACTTCTGCCAACTTCTCACGCTGGTCAAAGATCAAGGTTCCAGGCATTGTGTAAAGGCTTAGTCCACCTTTACCGTCCTTGCACCTAACGGAAGCATCGTGTGCTGCCATCTTTGCAAAGTCGAAAGCAAAACCTGTATGAACCTCATCCCGGCATGGGACACAAACACCAACTCTCATATTGTTCCTCGATACGTTTTCAGTGCATTACCAAGCTCTGTGCCATTAAGAAACTGCGCGAATCGCTCTTGATCTACTACCGCAAATCCTCGCATTATTCCCTTCTGGTTCAAGTCATCAATTACAGTGTAAGGAATCCTAGCTACGTGATGCAATTCGTTAAGATGTCCTGTCCTCTGCTTATCAAACTCCCTTTGAGCCTTATTAGCCTCTAGGATGTCTGTAATGTCTTGTTTAGTTTCGATGATTATGCCGCCATCACCGTCTGCGTGTACTGTCTGAGTCCGTATCGGATTACTCATAAATTCCTTAGTTGTAGGTAGCCCCCACCGTTAGGCAGGGGCTATTTGCTACTTATTACAGAGACATATCGAGGTCAGCGATGATACCGTGAGCAGCCTCGTTCTTGATTTCGAGAGTAACTTCAGCCAGAAGCTGAGTGTTCTCGCTATCGCCAGTCTTAGCCAGATCATTAGTCTGGAAAGGACGCAGATATGCCAGAGCAGCGTACTCAGGATCAAGCACCAGAGCATCGCGGGTACGCATGAAGCGGTTAGGAACAACCGACATCGTGCCGAAGTCAGACATATAAACGTCAGCAGCACCGATAATGGTGGTAGGCGTATTCGAAGGAGCCATGTAACGCTGTGCAGCGATACCAGCAAACGACGAAACCTTTTGCTTACCAGCAGCGCCAACCATCAGAATCT